CGACGTCGAAGTTAGAGAATTGGGAACAGGTAAGAGTCGAAAAGAGGCTCTACAGGATCTGGGACTCAGTATTCAAGTATGCCCGCGCTTGTCTGTCGATGATGGGATTCAAGCAGTTCGAAGATTCCTCCCGTTTTGCTGGTTTCACCCAAGGACGAAACAAGGACTCGACGCGCTGAAGAACTACCGTCGAGAGTATGACGAGAAACGGAACGTCTTTTACGACAAGCCGTTGCACGATTGGAGTTCACACGCCAGCGATGCTTTCAGGTATCTTGCGGTAGGTCTCAACACTACTAGCGACTGGGGCAAGCCCGTAAACGTATCAACTAAGTGGATCGTATAAGCATGAAAATGACCGAAATCACCCTGAAGGGGATGTTAGATAACGAGATCGACAATGCTCTCGGCTATCTGGACACCGAAACCACAGAGCAGCGTCGCCAAGCGATCAAGGCTTATAACCGCGATCCTTATGGTAACGAAGTAGAGGGACGCTCTCAGATCGTCACAGGCGAGGTGGCAGAGGCTATAGACGGTGCGCTCCCCCAACTGCTCCGCATCTTCACGCAATCCGACGAGGTTGCTCGCTTTGAGCCAAAAGGCCCGGGCGACGAAGAGAAGGCCAAGCAAGCCACGGAGTACTGCAACTGGGTGCTGATGAACGAGAACCCTGGCGTGACCATTTTCCACGACTGGTTCAAGGACGCTCTGACTTACAAGAACGGCATCATCAAGGTCTGGTGGGAAGATATGACCGAGGTGAACACAGAGTCTTACGAGAACCTGTCCTCGGACGAACTGACCATGCTTTTGTCTGACGGCCAGTACGAGATCGTCAGTCAGGAAGAAATCCAGATCGGTGAGGTTCCTGCACCTGCTCCCGCTTTTCTACCAGGACAAGCCGTGGCTATGGCAGACCAGATGGAACCCGCACCTATGGTTCCGGTATACGCCTACAACGTCAAGATTAAGAAGATCGACAAGAAGGGTCGCGTGGTTATTGAGAACCTAGCGCCCGAAGAATTTATCGTCAGCAAGAAAACACGCCTCCTACACGAAAGCCCGTTCTGCGCTCACCGCCGTCTGGCTACCCGTTCTGAACTGGTGGCGATGGGGTTTGACAAGGACGTGATTGCTGACCTGCCGACCTATAACGACCTGGAGTACACGACAGAGCGCGTGGCTCGGTTCTCCAATGGCGAGCAGCCGGACGATCCTAGCCTTGACCCTGCCATGCAAGAGGTCGAGGTCTACGAGGCTTATATGAAGGTTGATTTTGACGGTGACGGAATCGCTGAGTTGCGCCGCATCGTCTACGCAGGGCATGAGATCCTGGACAACGAGGAAGCAGACTACGTTCCGTTCTGCTCCATTTGCCCGATCCCAATGCCGCACAAGTTCTACGGCCACAGCCTTGCTGACCGTGTAACTGACCTGCAACTGATTAAGACCACGATTACCCGTCAGATTCTTGACAACCTGTACCTGTCCAATAACAGCCGAATGATGGTCGTAGACGGGCAGGTAAACTTAGACGATATGTTGACCGTAACTCCTGGCGGGGTTGTGCGAGTCAAGAACCACAACGCAGTACAGCCTCTTGCCGTCCCTCTGGTGGCTGGCCAAGCCTTTCCGATGCTGGACTACATGGATCAGGTTCAGGCCAAGCGTACGGGCGTTACAGACGCTTCTAAGGGCTTAGATCCAAACATCCTTCAGAACACCACGGCCACGGCTGTGGCGATGATGCAAAACGCTGGCGCGGCTCGGATCGAACTGATCGCCCGTATCTTTGCTGAGACAGGCGTAAAAGATCTGTTCCGCAACATCCTGCACCTCGTCTGCAAATACCAAGACAAAGAGCGCATCATCCGTCTGCGTGGCAAGTTCGTGCCGATTGACCCCCGTGAGTGGTCTAACGAGTACGACGTGTCCATCAATGTCGGTCTGGGAACCGGAAGCAAAGAGCAGCAGATGGGTATGCTCGCCATGATTATGGACAAGCAAGAGCAGATCCTCCAGCAGTTCGGCCCTGCCAACCCGCTGGTGTCCGTCGGTCAATACCGTCAGACGCTTGGCCGCATGATCGAGGCCGCAGGGTTCAAGGACTCCACAGAGTTCTTCCGCGAGATTACGCCTGAGATTGACCAGATGCTTTCTAACCCGCCACCACAGCAGCAACAACAAGACCCAATGGTTCAGGCGGTCATGGCTCAGACACAGGCTCAGATTGACGCAATGATGGCTAAGGCAGAGGCAGATATTCAGGTCAAGCGCGAGAAGGCGATGGCTGATATTGCACTTGCACAACAGAAAGCCGCCGCTGAGATTGAACTCAAGCGACAGGAACTGGCCGCACAGACAACGATTGATGCAACAGCCGCAGGAATCCAAGCGGTAAGGAGTTATTGATGGATTACGCAGATTTTCTGACTGGCGCTTACAAGGCGCAACTAGGTCGTATGCCCGACGATGGCGGGATGCAGTACTACCTGGCAGAGTTGGCCGCTGGCCGAAAGACTCAAGAGCAGATCATCGCTGAACTCAATAAGTCTTTAGAGGGTCAGAACTACGACACCCAAGTATTGACTAGCGAGTACCGTCAGACCTTTGGCCGCGATCCTGAGCAAGAGGGCTACCAGTACTGGATGAGCCGCCTACAGAGCGACCCTACGCTCGTACAGGGCGTCGTTGACGACTATCTGATTGGTGGTGCGCGTGGTGTGGATGCGTCTACTCTAGCCGCTGCTCCTGCCAACTTTACCGAGATCGTGACTGCTGCCCTACAAGCAGATCCGTGGGCTGGCCGTCGCGCTACCCAAGACATTTATGGGGTTGGCGCAGATACGCCTAACGTCAGCATGGTTGGCAATATGGCCGCACAGTTTGTAAACCCTGTCACGCAACGAGCCGGAATCTCTGTTTACGACCCGCTGACTGGCGAGTTCAAATATCAACTTGGGGTGGACACATTAGACCCACAGCGCGTCCGAAACGCGATTGATATTGCCCGTAAATCTGGGGCGCTTAACACAACGCAAGCCGACTCTTTGTTTGCCGGAATCTCTGGCGCTACAAATATGGATCAATTACGGGCGGCCCTGGCTGCTCCACAGGCCACAGTGGTGCTGGACGAACTCTACGGTATGCAGATTGGCGAGGATGCAGATGCGCTGAAGGCTCGCGCAGAAGCAGCACAACGTCAAAACGTCCTGAACAACTTTAATTACTACCCTGCCTACGACAACTTTGGCGCATCTTTAGAAGCCGCTGGTCAGGTTAATCCATTTGCGGCACAGAACTACTACGCCCCCACAATGGCTACACCTGCAAGCGTAGTGACGCCTCAGAACTTTGGTCAGAAGCAAGCAGAAACGGTCAATATGTCTTTTGCAGGGTCTAATTTTGTCCCGACCAACGTAGCGCCAGGGTTCTACTCAGAGCGTGGGTTTGAGCCTCAGTTCGTGGGGTTTGGGCCAGAAGGCCCAACATTCCGTTCTGGCACGTTTGGCTACGGATTTGGTGCGCCTACAGGGTTCCAATTTGGGGTTCCGCAGGTACAGTCGCAGTTCACTCCGTTCTTGGCTGGAAAGTTTGATCCAGGCATCATTAACCCTGACGGCACATGGCGACCAACGCCTAACGCCGCACAAAAAGCAGCAGACGATGCAGCCGCCGCCGCAGATCTTGAAGTTACCGCAAGACAGCCAGGATGATCGAAAACCCACATCTCAGGGCCACGACCCTACTTAATGACGATTTCTTCAAAGACGTTGTGCAAAAACAACGGACGTTGTATATTAATACAGTCTTACATTCCGATGAGGATGCGGTAGATGTTCGTGAGCGATCCCTGCAAAAACTGCGTGGATTGGACGAATTTATCGCCTCATTGGAGTCATTAGCCGCAAGCAATGAAGTCAAAGCAAAGCGGTGGAAGATTTTTTAACAACCTAAGAGGTCACAATGGACGACACCAATCCGCAAGGAAGTGTTAAGACAGTAAGAGATGCCGCTGGCGCATTTCTCGGAATGATGGAACCGCAGGAGCCGCAAGGCCAACCAGAGGAACCGCAAGCAGAGGCTCAGGAGACTGAGTACGAAGCCGAGGGATACGACGAGCAAGCAGAGGAATCCTACGAGGAACCTCAACAAACCCCTAAGTACCGCGTTAAAGTTGACAACGAGGAACTAGAGGTTGACGTTGACGAACTCATTAAAGGCTATTCCCGCACATCGGATTACACAAAAAAGACTCAGGCTCTTGCAGAACAGCGCAAGGCAATTGAGGCCGAAAAAGCCAAGGTAGCAGAAGCCGCGAGATTGCGTGACCAATACGCCCAACGACTCCAAGTGATTGAGCAAATGCTCACACAGAGTCCGCAGGAGAATCTGGCCGAACTGAAAGAGACCGATCCCATTGGCTACGCCGTGAAAATGGCAGAGCAAGTGGAGCGCGAGAAGCAACTCGCTGCGGTTCGTCAGGAACGAGCGCAAGTGGCACAACGCCAGCAGTACGAGCAACAGGAACGCCTAAAAGCCCACCTGTCACAGGAAGCGGAGCGTTTACAAGCCGCCATCCCTGAAATGGCAGACGAGGTAAAAGGCGAGGTTGTCCGTAAGGAAATCAAAGATTTCGCGAGATCTATTGGTTTCTCTGAGCAGGAGTTGTCACAGGTCTATGACCATCGTGCCGTGTTGACTCTTTACAAGGCCATGCAGTACGACAAATTGCAGAAGTCCAAGCCAGCGACCGCCAAGCGTGTTGCGGAGGCTCCTAAGACTCTGCGCCCTGGGCCCGCACAACAGAGCGACCCTAAATCAGATGACGTCAAGAAACTTAAAGGACAACTTCGGAAGTCCGGCAAGGCTCGAGACGCCGCCAAATTATTTGAACGATTCTTATAAAGGATTAGAAAATGCCTACGTTTTCCTCATTTGAGGCCATTGGCCAGCGGGAAGATCTTTCCGACATTATTTACAACATCAGCCCCCAAGATACGCCCATCATGTCGTCCATCGGCAAGGGCAAAGCAACGGCTGTTTACCATGAGTGGCAGACTGACGCTCTCGCATCCGCTAGTACGGCTAACGCCGCTGTTGAAGGTGCAGACGCTTCCGCTGCAACCCTGACCCCCACAGTTCGCCTCGGTAACTACACCCAGATCGTTCAGAAAACCGTTCAGGTTTCTGGCACTCTGGAGGCAGTTGACAAGGCTGGCCGTAAGTCTGAGAAGGCTTACCAGTTGGCCAAGGCTTCTGCCGAACTGAAGCGTGACATCGAGGCTATCATCACCGCCAACCAAGGCCGTGACGCTGGTACTTCGACGACTGCTCGTAAACTCGGTTCGCTCCTTTCCTGGATCAAGACCAACACCAACAAAGGTTCCGGCACAACCGCTGGTACTGACCCCACAACCATCGGCGTTTCGACCCGTGGCGACGGCACTACCCGTACGTTCCAAGAGTCGATGCTTAAGGACGTGGTTCAGAAGGTGTTTACGTCTGGTGGTACGCCCACTCTGCTGGTCGTTCCTCCCGCACTCAAGCAGGTTGTTTCCGGCTTTACTGGCCTGACACAGCATCGTTACAACAGCAACGCAACGGCTGAGATCACCATCCTGGCTGGCGCTGACCTGTATCAATCTGACTTCGGTGTTCTCCAGATCGTCCCGAACCGCTTTATGCGTACCCGTGACGCGCTGGTTCTTGATCCTGAGTACGCTTCGCTGAACTACCTCCGTCCGTTCGAGACCAATGACTTGGCTCGTACTGGCGACAGCGAGAAAACTCAGATCCTGGCTGAACTTACGCTGGAAGTTAAGAACGAAGCCGCTCATGGCGGTATCTTCGATCTGAGCGCAACCTGATTGTAGATTGCGTTAAATTGTGGTAAATTCTGGGGCGGGTAATTCCGTCCCAGATTCCATGAGGGAATACCGTGAAACTCGGAACAGAAGTCGTAAACGGTACGGTCAAAACGTACTACGCAGACGGTGAAGGTGGACTTGTAATTCAGTCCGAAACCGACATCACACCGTTCATCGAAAAGAATAAAGCAGAATACGCACAGATAGACGAGAAGGCTAAGTGGAAGGAACTTACAAAGGTTGCCTCCATCCCCTTCGCTGTCATCCAATTGTTGAACCAAAAGGGCATTATGCGAGGGCTGCATATCGTCGACCAGACGGCTCTGAAGGCTTGGCTAAACGATCCGGAGAACAGGTTTTTTAGGACACGCCCAGGGCGGGTGTAGGAGGAAGCATGGCAAAACAGCCACAGAGGGTGGCCATCTGTATCCCGTCGCGGGGTGAGATGGAGATTGGCACAGCGTTTGACTTGGCTAACATGATCAAGTTTGACGCAAAACACCGTAAAGGCGATACCGCGCTTTACACAGTAAATGGCACGTTGATATTCGATCAGCGTGAGAAGTTAGTACGAGAAGCAATCAATGACGGTGCGGATTACATCCTCTGGATTGACGCAGATATGCGGTTCCCAAAGGACACGATCAAGCGCCTGATGGCTCACAACAAAGACATCGTAGGCGTAAACGCCACTACCCGATCCATTCCGGTCAGATCTACGGCTAAGAACCTAGTGGCCGACATGGAGAACCGAGTAAACCATTGGATTCAGGTTTCGTCCAAGAACAAGACAGGGCTAGAGAAGGTCACATCCTTGGGGTGTGGCGTACTCATGGTCAAGGCTGAGGTCTACAAAAAGACACCGCAGCCGTGGTTCTGGTTTGAGATGTTGCCTGGGGATAAGTTGCTAGGTGAGGACGTTTACTTCTGCGTAAAGGCTTACGACGCAGGGTTTGATACATGGGTCGATCACGGCCTGTCTAACGAAATAGGACACATTGGGTCGTACACCTTCGGGTGGCACGACATACACACGGAAGAAGAACATGGCCCTGACCAATTACACAGACCTGAAGGCGACGGTAGCGAGTTACCTGGGACGGTCGGATCTGACGAATCAGATTCCTGACTTTATCTCCCTAGCAGAACTTCGCCTTAGCCGCGACATCCGTACCCGCAAACTGCTCAAGTCCGTCACCACAACAATGACGGGTGGCGACTCAACAGTAGCCCTGCCCTCTGACTTCCTAGAACTACGCGACATCTATGTAGACTCTACGCCACGGATCACCGTGACCTATATGTCTCCTAGCGCGTTTAGCCGTGATGCCCGTGTTACCGACTCTGGCCGTCCTGTGTTCTACACGGTTCTGGGTCAAGAGTTCCAGTTTGCACCGATTCCTGACACCAACTACAAGCTTGAACTGCTCTACTACTTCAAGCCAACTCCGATGTCGGTTTCTGTCGCAAGCAACGAGTTCATGGCTAACTACCCAGACGCTTTGTTGTACGCGACTTTGGGTGAGGCAGAGCCTTATTTGATGAACGATGCCCGTATTCAAACATGGGCAGCGATGTATGACCGCGCATTAGCCCGCATCAACACCTCTGATGAAAACTCAGAATACGCTGGTGTTCCCATTTCAATGTCTGTCACAACGAGGTAATCATGGCCGAAATGTCCAATTATTTGGAGAACGCGCTACTTAACGCCGTCCTCCGCAACACTTCCTACACTTCACCGTCCACGGTATTCGTGTCTCTGTACACGTCAGACCCCACGGACGCTGGCTCTGGCACAGAAGTCTCTGGTGGCTCTTATGCCCGTAAAGCCGTGACCTTTGGCTCGCCTTCTAACGGTGTTGTGACCAATAACGCAGCGGTCGAGTTTGACCAGGCTACTGCTTCGTGGGGAACCGTTGGCTACATCGGCCTGATGGACGCAGTTACGACAGGGAACCTTTTGTTCCATACCGCGCTGACCACGTCCAAGACAATCGAGTCTGGCGACATCTTCAAGATTGCCTCTGGCAACCTTAGCGTTACCCTTGCTTAATGCCTCTCACCCTAGAGGAGTTAGACCAGTTTGGCACGTTGGAGTCGATGCCGCAGTATTCGCTCGACCACGACTGGTATCCGGATAGGGTTTGCGGTAACTGGACGTTAGATGAGTTAGACAACTTCGGAAACTTGGACACGATCCCGTTCTCGATGGATAGTGCGGTATGGGGTACGGCGTGCGTGTTTATATATGTACCCGCAGAAATGACGGCAAACGCGACTGTTGTCGCAGATGCCAACAGGGAACGCACCGGAGAAGGTCTTGTAGTCTGTGAGGCTACGGTATCCGCTGGTGGATTTGCCATTCTAGGCGCTTCTGCCGACATTACAGCCGATGCAACAGTATCGGCAGACGGTAGTAGGGTACAACAGGCTCAGGCCGCTGTAGAGGCTTCTGCAACGGTTACTGCGACAGGTGGATTTGACGCTTCTGGATCGGCAAGTATTACCGCTTCTGGAACCATGTCTGCGGATGCCTTCAGGATTCTGGAGAGTTCGGCAGATGTTGCCGCCTCCGCTACGGTTGATGCAACGCCGCAAAGAGTTCTGTCGTTTGAGGCTCTGATTACTTCTAACGGCTCTGTAGAGAGCGAGGCCATCCGGATCAGGACTGGCGATGGTGTCATTACTGCCACCACTACGGTTTCGTGTGTTGGAGGCTTTGATGCTTCCGGTGTGGCAAACATTACGGCAGAGGCAACAGTAACGGCCAATGCAAGTGCATTGTTCTCTGCTAATGGTCAGATCTCTGCTAACGCGATTGTCGTGGCAAATGGCCGGATACTCGGTGATGAGTGGAATCCTGTAGCGCCAGGGTCTAATACCTGGTCGCCTGTAACACCTGGTAGTGAGACTTGGACAGATGTTCCGGTTGAGCCAAATACATGGACTCCCGTGAGCGTCTCGTCTGACACTTGGACAACTAAATCTGCTGGAAACAACACATGGCTCGGATAGAATTTAAGGATTGGTTGCCCGATCAGCCTGGTATCACAGGCGTGGTCAAAGAGGCGCTGAACGTAGTTCCGCAAGCCGTTGGCTATGGCCCTCTGCGCTCAATTGCGAACTATTCTCAAAACGCTTCTGAGAACATAAACAACGTGGTTGCAGGACGTAACCCGTCATCAGGTGCTACAGAGGTATTTGCTGGCGGTGCAACAAAATTATTCAAGTTAGATGCTAGTGATCTGTCATTAGATGACGTATCCAAGATGGGCGGGTACACTACACCAGCAGAGCAGAAGTGGAGATTCACCCAGTTCGGAGATGTCCTAATCGCAGCCAACGCCGACGAAAAGTTACAGGGCTGGACACTCGGATCATCAACGGCCTGGGCTGATCTCTCCGCTGACGCTCCTACTGCACGATACCTGACTGTGGTTCGTGACTTTGTGGTGGCAGGATATACGTCTGCTTCAGACTCACAGAAGGTGCAATGGTCTGGTATCAACGACGAGACCCAATGGACAACGACTTCCACAAACCAGTCTGACTACCAGATCATCCCTGACGGCGGCGCTGTGCAGGGCATTACGGGTGGTGAGTTTGGCTTAGTGTTGATGGAGAAGTCGGTGTACCGGATGTCATACGTTGGTACTCCGGCGATCTTCCAGTTTGACAACATCTCTCGTAACCTTGGATGCTTTGAGCCAAACTCGATTGTTCAGTACCAAGGTATCACCTACTTCCTAGGTGATGACGGCTTCTACGCTTGCGACGGAACGCAGATTATTCCGATTGGTGCTGAGAAGGTTGACCGCTACTTCTTTGCAGACGTGGACGAGTCGTACCTATACAAGATGTCCGCTACGGTTGACCCGATCAAGAACCTGATTATTTGGGCCTATCCTAGCGCGGGCGGCAACGACGACGTAGACAGCCTTATTATCTACAACTTCGAACTGAAGAAATGGTCACACGCCACAACGACAGCATCGTTTGTGGCTCAGTCTGCTACTCCTGCCTATACGCTTGAGTCGTTAGATGCTTTTGGTACGTTAGATAGCATTGGAATAAGCCTTGACTCACGGGTGTGGACTGGCGGCAAATCGCAGTTTGTAGGCGGTTCTGGCGCAAGAATCGTAACCTTTTCGGGTGCAAACGTAACCGGAACGATTACAACTGGCGACCTAGAGGTTCCTGGCAATATCTCCACAATCAACATGAGTCGACCTCTTGTAGACGGTGGTTCTGCTGCGGTGGCTTACGCAACCCGCAACCAGTTGTCAGCAAACGTGACGTTTAGCGCATACACGGCGGCAGACTCTGAGGGTCGAGCAGCCTTTAGGACGACAGGACGGTATCACAGGGTGTCTATTCAACCGTCAGGCAACTGGACTACCGCAATTGGAATTGACGTAGATATGGTTGGGGCTGGCACAAGATGACGTTTCGCGTCCTGCCATATCAAGGAGGCTCTCCGCGAGAGATCTCTGAGGTTGTGAACAACATTATGAACGGTAAGACCAACAATACTGGCACGTTCACGATGGCGACTGGCGGGGCTACAAGCACCACGATTACAGACGCTCGGATCGGTTACGACAGCAAGATAATTCTTGTGCCGTCATCAGTCACAGCGTCTAGCCAAGAGTTCCCCTACGGATCTTTCAGTAGTACTGCTGACCAAACTGCGGCAAGCACGACTACCGCCTATGCGATGACGTTCAACACCACGGACTTTACCGACGGTGTGACGTTGTCCAATAACTCGCGTTTGGTGGCTGGCTACTCTGGGATCTATAACCTGCAGTTCAGCGCACAGTTTTCAAGCACCGACGTACAGATTCAAGACGTAAGCGTCTGGTTTAAGAAAAGCGGCACAAACATCGCTAACAGCAACAGCCAGTTTTCTGTGCCTAACAGCCACGGTGGTGTGGACGGCGCATTGATTGCTGCGCTGAACATTTATGTTGATCTGGCAAAAGATCAATACGTTGAGATCATGTGGTCGACAACCAGTACGGATGTGTCACTACAGGCTATCCCGACGCAGTCTAGCCCTGACCGTCCTGCTACTCCGTCTGTGATCGCAACTATGCACTATGTATCCACAAACGGTTACACTACTAACGTATTCTTTGACCCGTATGTTTCCTCTGTTAGCAACGGTTCTGCAACGGTGGCGCATCCGGCAAACACGATTTCTGGAAAAACATTTGGTTACGTCATAGTCGGATGATTGAGATTCGGGTTATACAACCCAACGAACTAAAGTCTTGGTGGCAGTTTGTAAAGCCAGGGTTAGAAACGATCCTCAGAAAGTCCCCAGAGGACTGGATACCAGAGGACGTGTACGCGCAATGCTTCACGAAAGCGGCATTGCTGTGGGTATTTGTGGAGGAAAACAGACCGCTAGGTTTTATGGTGCTAGTGGTCAGACCAGAGACAGTCCATGTCTGGTGTCTGTGGTCTGCGGTTAGGGATCGCTTAGAAGAAGGCTCAGAAGTGTTCTGGAAAGCCCTCAGAGAGGCGAACATTAAGAAGGTGACATTTGACACCCACCGTAAGGGTTGGGATCGAGTCGCAGTTAAACATGGTTTCAGACCCAGGACTTGGGTAAAGGAGTTGACATGAGTGGTGGTGGCGGCGGTACGAATACCGTAACAAGGACTGAACTAGACCCGACGATGAAGCCGTTTGTCCAGTACGGACTGACGGAAGCACAGCGTCTCTACGCACAACCGGATACTCTCCAGTATTACCCTGGGCAGACCTTTGTCGGCCCGTCTCAGCAGACGCAACTGGCTCTGCGAGCGGCACAGCAACGGGCCTCTATGGGCAACCCTTTAACTCCCGCAGCGCAACAGACCGCGCTAAACACGGTTCAGGGTGGCTTTTTAGGGCCGAACCCGTACCTGCAACAGGCGCTCCAGCCTGGCTTTGATGCGGCGCAACGTCAGTACGAGGGTTCCGTGAACCAAGCCTTGTCAAACTTCTCCCGCGCTGGCCGCTACGGTTCTGGCGCTATGACAGGCGCTCTGAATCAGGCAGGTGGCGAATACGCTCGCGCTCTGACAGGAGCCGCAGGGACTTTGGGCTATCAGAACTACGCAGATGAACGCGCTCGCCAACAGGCCGCGCTCGCTGCTGCACCGCAACTGGCTCAAGCAGACTACGCAGATATTCAGCAAATGGCTAATGTTGGCGCACAGCAAGAGGCTTATCAGGAAATGGCGATGGCCGATGCGGTCAACCGTTTCAACTTTGCCCAACAAGCACCTTACACCCGCCTCCAGTCGTTCCTGTCTGCCGCCTACGGCGCGCCGTCAGGGATGCAACAGATCACTCCGGTGTACCGCAATCAGATGGGTTCTATCCTTGGTGGTGGCCTTACTGGTGCGGCACTTGGTCAGATGGCTGGATTCAATCCTATGTACGGCGCAGCAGGTGGCGCGGCACTTGGCCTTCTGGGGTAAACCATGAGTGGAATAGAGCCAATTATCGCCGCAGAAGCGGCAGCGGCTACCACAGCAGCGGCAACCGCAGAAGCAGCAACTGTAGCGGCAGCAGAAATTGCGGCGGCAGAAGTAGCGGCGGCGGCAGCAGCAGAAGCAGCAGCGGCAACGGCAGCGACAGAAGCGGCTACCACAGCAGCGGCGGCAGAAACAGCGGTAGCGGCTGGCGCTCCAACAGCATCAGAATCGCTTTTATATCTTGACCCGCAATTTGCAGCGGCCAATCCTTTTGGAATGGGGCCAGACATTGCGTTTTCTCCAGAACTTGCTGGAGAGAATTTGCTATCACAAGCAGCGCCACAAGCAAGCGTTCCACTAACGCCAGAACAAGCACAAGCACTAGAACAATTTGGTTCTAGCGCAGACTTTATGCTGCAAAGCCCAGAGCCTATGCTGTTTGATCAGGCATGGCAAAAAACGTTGATGCAAGGAATGGATGCAGATCTTCCTGGCGCTACTGCTCGATCAATTCAAGCAGGGTTCCAAAACGCTCCATTTAACACCCTTAGAAGCCTACCTCAGTACATGGGATCTCCGGCTGGCCCAGTAGGGCCGCGAGAGGTTCTGCAAGCACAAAATCTGCTTCAGCCACAAGATCGCGGAACACGCACAAACGTCGCCCCTCCAATGCTAAACAAAGGCGAGCAAGTATCGCTGGCTGCGCCAATCTACAGTTTGCTTGGTGGCGGTGGGCAGATGCCTAAGCGTCGTCGCTTATCACTTATCTAGGATACGCACATGAACGAAGAACTTTACGGACTGCTCGGACTTGATCCTGAAAAGATTCGCCAACAGCAACAGACACAAGGACTGCTAAACGCTGGCCTACAGTTATTGGCTGGCTCCGGCTATTCTCCTGTGCGCCGCACAACTGGTGAGTTACTGGGGCAGGCAGGAATGGCTGGTATGCAGGGCTATCAACAGGCTGGCGAAAGTGCGATTGATCGTGCGCTAAAGGGTATGCAAATAAAGCAAACTTTAGAGCGCCAACAGGCACAAAAGACTTTTAGAGATCAACTTGCTGCGGCTACTCAAACACGTCCTACTGCTCCTGCTTTTGCAGCGCAACAGACAAACATTGATCCTGCATTGCTAGAAGGTATGTCTGCTCAAGAGGTTGCTAAACAGGTTATTGGCGCTGGACTTCCAACCGAGCAATACACAAACCAAGCAGCGGCAGATCAGGCTGTTATGAACTATCTGAGATCGGCAGACCCGCTTGAGTACGCAAAGATGATGGTTCGCGAGCCAAAACAATTGCCAGCAGATATGCAAGGCTACCAACTGGCTGTTCAGCAAGGTTTCAAAGGGTCATTCCTTGATTACCAAGAGCGTCTAAGACGTTCCGGTGCGACCAATGTAAGTGTTAGCACAGAGAAGTCTTATGGCGGTGCTTTGGCTGGCAAAGTGGCTGAACAGGATGCGGCTAAATTTGATGCTGCTAATGCAGCGCCAAGAGTTATTCAGACTGTCCAAGACACACGCGCACTTCTTGATTCAGGCAACGTGATTACAGGCATTGGCGCACAACAACGTCTTGATCTTGCTCGCGTCGGCCAGTTCCTAGGCGTAGCAGGAAAGAACACAAATGAACTTGTTGCAAATACGCAACAGTTGTTTGCCAATCGCGCTCAAGCAACATTGGATTCTATTCGCTCATCTGGCCTAGGCGCTGGACAAGGGTTCTCAAACAAAGATCGAGAGTTCTTAGAAAACGCTCGTTTAGGAAACATCACATATAGCCCAGAAGCCTTGCGTCGTCAGTTAGACATTGAGGAAAATGTGGCAAAAGCAACTGTTACTTCTTGGAATAGTCGAATCAAAAACATTCCGCAAGAGGCTCGTCAGTCTCTTGGATTGAATGAGGTTACGCTACCTGAAGTTCAGAAGAAGAAAAAAGGCCTTACCTATAACCCACAAACAGGACGGGTTGAATAATGGAAGATAAAGTAGTCGAGATTCCAGGATTAGGCCCAGTTACTTTTCCTGGGTCTATGTCTCAGGATCAGATAAACGCTGCGGCAAAACGCCTATATGAGCAACAAGGCGCTGGAAAGCCAATGACTGCTGGTGAAGTTGCTACTGGTGCTATCACTAACTTTCCTTCTTCGTTCAAAAACCTTATTGGGAATATCGTTGAGGCGGTTACAAGCCCAGTAGAAACCGCAAAATCGGTGCTAGATGTTGGCGCTGGTGCGTTGCAAAACGTATTGCCTGAAAAGTTTGTTCAAGCAGTAGGTGAGGACAAGCGATCCCGTGACATGGCTCGCGCTGTTGGTCAGTTTTATGCTGACCGCTATGGTACAGGAGAAGGCTTAAAACGCGCCATAGCAGAAGATCCTGCCGGAGTGCTTGCTGACCTATCTACCGTTCTTAGTGGAGGCTCTATGGTGGCTCCACGAGCAGCAGCAGGGCCGTTAGCAACTGCCGCAAGAACAATTGACCCGTTAGCCGCTACTGCCAGGGTAGGTCAAGCAGCAGTTGGAGGCGCTGGAAAGGTTGTTGCTCCTGTGCTTGGGGTGCAAACTGGCGCTGGTACGGAGCCAATCAGACAGGCTTTTCGCGCTGGCCGCGAAGGTGGTGAAACAGGTGCTGCGTTCAGGGCAAATATCTCTGGAAACGTGCCAATGACGGACGTTCTAGACGCTGCCAAAGCAGACCTAGAGGCGCTTCGTATTCAACGGGCAAACCAGTATCGCTCTGGAATGACCAATGTAAGCAAAGACAAGACCGTTTTAGATTTTGGCGGTATTGATAAGGCTTTGACACAGGCAGAAGGCCGTACAAAATTCAAGAGCCAGATCAAAGATCAGGCAGCGTTTGATGCTTTGTCAGAGGCAAAGTCACTTGTCAGCGAATGGAAGAAACTTGATCCTGCTGAGTATCACACTCCGGAAGGCTTTGATGCGCTAAAGCAAGGAATTGGCGCTGTGTTAGAGAAGTTTGACCCAAAGACCAACTCATACAACACAATCAATCAGGTCTATAACTCGGTCAAGTCTGAAATTACGCGCCAGGCTCCTGTATACGCCAACACAATGAAAGAGTACTCGCAATCTACGGAACTTATCCGCGAGGTTGAAAAGGCTCTATCGCTAGGCAATAAGGCATCTGCTGATACAGCCATGCGTAAACTGCAAAGCCTAATGCGTGACAACGTGCAGACGAATTACGGTCAGCGTGTAAGCCTTGCTAAAAAACTAGAGCAAGCAGGTGGGCAAGAACTAATGCCTAGCCTTGCTGGTCAGGCTTTGTCCGATATTGCTCCGCGAGGTCTACAACGTGCTACCGCGCTACCTGCTGGCGGTCTTGCGTACTTGGTTGGTGGCCCTGCTGCCGCTGGTGTATCGCTTGCCGCATCATCGCCTCGATTGATGGGAGAGGCTGCTTATGGCGCTGGTATGACAGCCAGAGCCGCAGACGAACTGCGTCGTCGCCTACCAGCAGTAGTAAATCCGCAACTCTACAATTACCTGTATCAATCAGGTCAAATTCAAGGACTTTTAGGAGAATAACGTGCCCAAGACCAAGATCAGCGAGTACTCATCTACCGCAGCAGATAACACCGACATTGACGGTATTAACCTAGCGGAAGGTATGCTTCCGTCAGACGTAAACAACGCCATCCGCGAACTCATGGCGCAGTTGAAGGACTTTGAGACTGGTGCTGGCGGTGACTCTGTGACTGTTGGTGGCAACCTTGTAGTCTCTGGCACTAGCAAACTGAAGGGGCTGACCTATCCGAACACAGACGGTACTAACGGCCAGTTCATTAAGACCGATGGCTCAGGAAATCTTTCCTTCGCTTCTGCTGGCACAGGTGACGTTACGACTACCGGAACCCAGACTCTGAGCAACAAGACTCTGGTAGACCCTGCTATCACAGGAACGATCCTAGAGGACGTATACACGATTACAGACGGCGCTGCCTTCGAGATAGATCCAGGTAACGGTTCTGTGCAACTCATCACGCTAGGCGCTTCACGCACTCCAAAGGCTACGAACTTCGCCGCTGGTGAGTCTGTGATGCTGATGGTCGATGACGGCACTGCCTACACGCTGACTTGGACTGACGCTACGTTTGGTGGCTCTGGTGTGGTCTGGAAAACAGACGGTGGTGTAGCGCCTACGCTAAACACTAGCGGATATACGGCAATCGTATTGTGGAAAGTAAGCACACAGGTATATGGCGCTCGTGTAGGAGATGCGTAAATGCTGAATAAAAAAGCATTAGGGGCTACTGCTGCGGCAAACCCTGTTTACGTTGAGGACGTGTTTTCAACGTATTTGTATAAAGGCACAGGTGCGTCTTTAACAATTACTAACGGAATTGATCTTGCTGGAGAAGGCGGTCTTGTCTGGAGAAAACAAAGAACGGCATCTAGTTGGACGTCTTACACATCTCATTCTTTGTCAGATACTGCCCGTGGCGTTAATAAAGCACTAATGACTGACAGAACAAATGCAGAAGCATCATTTACAGATTCTTTTGTAACTGCATTTAATGCAGATGGTTTTAGTGCTGGAGATGACGCATCCGGATTTGGTACGAATAAAAGCACCGAAAACTATGTATCCTGGACATTCCGCAAGGCAAAGAAGTTTTTTGATGTGGTGACGTATACGGGGAACGGCGCAACAGATAGAAGCATTGCGCATAATCTTGGATCAACTCCTGGTTGTATTATTGTTAAATGTACAAGCACTACTGGATCATGGAGAGTTTGGCACCGATCATTTACAGATACTTCTGCTAATTTAGACTTAAATACAACTGGAGCGCCTCCTTACGCAAATGGATTTTTCCCATCAAGCGGAAGAAATGCTAGCAACTTTGTTGTTAATGGTGACGGGGTAAACACAAACGGCGCTACCTACGTCGCCTACCTATTCGCCCATGACGCAGGTGGCTTTGGAGATTCTGGTTCGGATAGTGTGGTCAAGTGTGGGTCGTTGACAGGTTCTGGAGGAGTAGTCTCAGTAAATCTTGGATACGAACCACAATGGTTAATGATTAAACAATCAAGCAGCACAAGTCCGTGGTATATGGTTGACAATATGCGTGGGTGGCCTATTACTGGAGACTTGAAAGTTCTTAATGCAAATTCTTCTAGTGCAGAATCAGGATTGGCTGCGAGTTCAATAACATTAACCGCAACTGGATTTGATTTTGATACTGGGTATTATGGTTCTGGTGATTGGATCTACATCGCCATTCGCCGTGGCCCGATGAAAACTCCTGAGGCTGGGACAGAGGTGTTTGAACCAAAGACCAGAAGTGGTACAGGTGGTGCAACAACCGTTACAACAACCGTGCGCCCAGATACTGTTCTCCAAAACTGGAGATCAGGTGGACTAGGTAGCGCAAGTCACTTTATGTACGACCGCTTGCGTGGAGTGGCACAAGCATTGTTTACCGACACGACAGATGCAGAATCAACTCAAACTGCAACAGGTAT